GAAGAAGTAGTAGAAGAAGTAGCTGTAGAAGCTGCTCCTGAAGCAACTGAAGAGGTAGAGCTTACTGAGGAAGTGTCTGAAGAGGTACAAGAGGAATTGTCTGAGGTTTCAGAAGAGGTTATTGAATCAACTGATGAGGTTGAGTTATCTGAAGAGGTGACTGAGACTGAGTTAGCTGAAGACGGAACTGAAGATGAAGCTAAAGAGGAAGAGGTTCAAGCTGCTCCAGCTTACGTAACGTCAGAAGAACTAAGTTCACTTAAAAATGAAATGATGTCTATGATTGAATCGTTATTAAAGGACAAGCAAGAAGCTTACAAAGAAATGCCAGCTCAATTATCTGAGCAGGTTGAATTATCTGAAGAGGTAGAAGAAATCGCTCACTCTCCAGAACAAGAAGTGGAAGCTAAGTCTAATAAGTTATACTCTCAAGATAGAGTAGTAACTACACAAGATAGAGTTTTTGCAAAACTATTTAAATAAGAATATTAATTAATTAATTTAAACACGCTAAAAATGGCAACAACAACTTCAATTACAACTAGCTACGCTGGAGAAAAACTACAAGGTTTTATCTCTGCCGCTTTGCTTTCTGCTAACACTATCGAAAAAGGTGGAGTTACAGTAAAACCGAATGTAAAATTCAAACAAGTAATCAAGAAACTTTCAACTACTGATCTAGTAGCTGATGGAACTTGTGATTTCGATGCAACTACTACAGTAGCTCTTACTGAGCGTTACTTACAGCCAAAAGAATTTCAAGTAAACTTACAACTTTGTAAGCAAGACTTCAGAGACGATTGGGATGCAATTTCTATGGGAATGAGTGCACACGACTCTATTCCTCCTGCTTTTTCTGACTATCTTTTAGGACATGTAGTATCTAAAGTAGCTGAGAAGATTGAGAACACTATCTTTGGTGGTGCTGATGCTGTTGCTGGTGAGTTTGACGGATTTTTAGCTTTAGCTGGTGCTGATGCTGACGTTATTGACGTAGCTGGTACAACTATCGATGCTTCAAACGTTATCGCTGAGTTAGGTAAAGTAGTAGATGCTATTCCAACTACTGTTTACGGACAAGAAGATTTATCTGTATATATCTCTCCTTCAACTGCTCGTGCTTACATTAGAGCTCAAGCTGCTTTAGGATATAAAGATTTATACCACGTAGGACAAACTGCTCTTGATTTTGAAGGAGTTAAATTGTTTGTATCTAACGGTATGCCAGCTAACAAAATGATGGCTGCACAATCTGGAAACCTTATGTATGGTACTGGATTATTAAATGACAAGAATGTAGCTAAAGTTATCGACATGGCTGACATCGATGGTTCACAAAATGTACGTATCGTTTTAAGATATACTGCAACTGTAAACTTTGGTATCGGATCTGAGATTGTACTTTACTCTGCATAATCAACTTTAATAGGGGAGGGTAAAACCTCCCTTATATTAATAATAATAATAATAACTTAAAAACTAAAACTATGGCTTGTGATTTTACTGGTGGTAGAGTAGAGGCTTGTAAAGAAAGCGTTGGTGGATTGAGAAACTTATATATTGCAAACTTTAACTCTGCAATGTATGATGCTTTAACTCTTGGTACTGACGATGAAATTACAGGACTTGGTTCTGCTGTTACAACATACAAATTCGAGTTAAGAGGAGAGAACAACTCTTTTGAGGAGACTAACGAAAACTCAAGAGATAACGGAACTTCTTTTTGGACTCAGTCAGGTAGTATTTCACTTAAGGTGCAAGATGCTGCTTCACAAAAACAATTAAAACTTCTTTCTTACGGAAGACCTCATGTAATCATTGAAGATTATAATGGTAATTTCCGTATCGCTGGAGCTCAAAATGGTGTTGAATTTTCTGTTTCTACATCTACAGGTTCTGCAATGGGAGACTTAAACGGATATAACATTACATTTGAAGGTAAAGAATTATCTCCTTCATCTTTCGTTGACCCAGCTATTATGGGTGATGTTGCTGGATTCGTAGTAGATGCTACTCTTATGAATGCATAATAGAAGTTAATACTTTAATATTAAAGGGGTACAGAAATGTACCTCTTTTTTTGTGCTATATACTTAAGGAACAGTTAACTTAAAATCTCGTTATATAGATATGAATATACTAGACATAAGCAATTTACCGACATTAACCCTTAAAGTAACTGGCAGAGAAGGTACTCCTTCTGGTGCTTGGGTTATTAATCAGGAACAAGAAAAGAAGATAGAGATAGGTGCTGGAGACTTAAACTACACAGTTGGTGATAGTTTAACAATAAACTTAACCGACAGTTCATTTATATCGTCAATAGAAGAAGACACTACTCTTTCAGTAATAGTGTTTAGTAACGATATACCGCTGTATAGAGACATAGTTAAGTTTAGAGGTCAATTAGATTCTGTAGATTTATATTCTCAGTATAATCACTCAGGAGATTACTACGTATATGAAGACGATGATAGCGAAGAAGATGATAGCGTAGGGATTATTGATGGAGGATCAGGCGGTGGAAATAGCTACACACCACCAGATGAAACAGGTGATTTAACTATAAGTGATTTTTCTATAAAATTCGACTTAAACAACGATGGTATTGGAGAGATAAGAAATAATGGTAGCGGAACGCTAAGTCAGCAAGACTATAACGTATGGGGTGACTTTAAAGTTAGGACAGATGAATACGGTACATTTGAATCATCACCTACTAGTCTAGAGGAGGTTCAAGCGTTCTCATATTTGTATGATAAAAATAGTGGTAATGCATCTGGCTGGGGTGGAACTATAACTAGCAACACTCCTGAATTAGAAGGTACTTACTATCATTTTTCTGCTGGTGTATCTCAGACAGCTAATGACAAGATAATGGAGATAGCTACTGATAGAGAATTAGGTCTAACGAGTATTACTGATTTATCTGTATTTAAAGAGGATTCTTATACAGACTGGGAAGTTGGTATGAGTGTTTACAAAGATGTATCTGGAACCCCTATAATGGATGGGGTTTCAAGTAGCTGGGATAGGTTTAACTTTATATATATAGACTCTAACAATGACATAGTAGTAGTTAGAAGTACAGACAGTATAGTTACGCACGTAGAGGTTGCTAAAAACACTACTTACTTAAAGTACATGGAAATGTTTTCTGCAGGAATCGTAACCAGCCCTTATAGTGCAGCTCCTAGAACATTTAGTGAGTATGTTACATGGTTTGTTGATAAAATAAACGATGAAAATTCTGTAGTATCGTATAACACTACAAGACCAGCTGAATTTAGTAAGAGAAGAGTTGTTATAGATTACTCTAACGGAAGCATGGCTAGTATCGGTGATCAAGCATTAAAAAGAGACAATGGCTGGAGCGGAGGTCAAACATTAGCTAGTGACGTAATAGGTATAGAGTTAGATCCTTCATCTGAAGGGAGCGTTTATCAATTAGGCACAACCGCCTGTACCGTAGATGGAGTGAACTTTTTAATAAGGGAGATTGACTTTACAACTGGACTAGTCACTAACTTTCAGTGGTACACACTAACGTAAAACAATTAATTCGTTATAAACATATAGACAAAAGAATTATGGAAAGTAATAATGTAAGAGTGGTTAATTTATCTGGATATCAGACTCCTGTTGTGAAAGAAGTACACAATAGAGACTGGGTAGAATATGGAGATAATAACGACTACTTTAAAAAACTAATAGATAACTATCTAGGTTCACCTACTAACTCTAGGTGTATTAACGGTATCGTTGATATGGTAGCTGGTAGAGGATTAGAAGCAACTAACAGAGATGAGAACCCAGAAGGGTACTTAAAGATGAAGATGCTTTTACCTAAGAAGCAAATTAAGAGAGTTGCACATGATTACAAAATGTTAGGTCAAGCAGCGATTCAAGTATCATACAATAGAAGTAAGACTAAGATATTAAAGGTATCTCACTTCCCTATGGAAACTCTTAGAGCTGAGAAAGCTGGTAAAGACGGATGTATTGATGCTTATTACTATCACCCTAAATGGAGTGAGTTAAAGGCTACGGATAGACCCAAAAGGATTCCTACATACGGAAACGGAAGTAAAGGTCAGAGAAACGAGCTATACGTCATTAAGCCTTATAGAAGTGGATTCTATTACTATGCACCTGTTGATTATAACGGATGCTTACAGTATTGCTCTTTAGAAGAAGAGGTGTCTAACTACCATATTAACAATATTAAAAACGGTCTACAACCTAGCTTATTGATAAACTTTAACAATGGTACTCCACCAGAAGAAACTCAAGCTGCTTTAGAGCGTAAGATATATGACAAGTTCTCAGGTAGTTCAAATGCCGGTAAGTTTATTATTGCATTTAATGAATCACAAGAGACTAAGGCAGATATAGAGCCTATACATTTACCTGATGCACACGCACAGTATCAGTTCATGAGTGATGAAGCTACACAAAAAATTATGCTTGGTCATGGTATTGTATCTCCTATTTTATTAGGTATTAAAGATAATACAGGATTCGGTAACAATGCAGAAGAACTTAGAACTGCTGCTGTACTTATGGATAACGTAATTATCAGACCAATACAAGATGAAATTATAGAAGCTCTTACTGATATTTTATTATTTAATGAGATAGTATTAGATTTATACTTTATAACATTACAACCTATAGAGTTTACTGAGTTAGAGAACATCTCTACTAAAGTAAAAAGAGAAGAAGAAACTGGAGAGAAACTAAGTTCAGACGTTGAGCTTAGTGAATCTCTTGAGGTTAACGATATAGAGGTATCGTTAGAAGAAGTTAAACCAACAGACGAAGAAGAATAAGATGGGAAGGAAAGCATTATTTATAAGCGTAGCTGACTTAAAGAGAAAGTCACTAATAGACGGAAATGTAGACTCTAGTAAGATAACTTACTGCATTGAAGTAGCACAGGATATACATATCCAAAATTACTTAGGAGGTAAGCTGTACAAGAAACTGCAAAGTATAATTGTAGATGGAACAGTGAATGAGGAATCTAATAGCGATTACAAAGACTTATTAGATACTTATATTAAGCCTATGTTAATATGGTATACTCAAGCGACGATACTACCTTACAGTGCCTTTACATTAAAGAATGGAGGTATTCATAAGCACGTAGCCGAGAACGCTGAGTCTGCTAGTCAGGAAGAGCTTACTTACTTAGGTCAAAGAATGAATGACACTGCTGAGTTCTATACAAAAAGATTCTTAGATTACATGTGTCTAAATAATAACAAGTTCCCAGAATATAGTGAAAACAGCTCAGAGGATATGTACCCTGATAAAGATGTTAACTATACTGGTGGATGGTATATTTAATATTATGGGATTAAAAGAAAAAGCAGGGGTCTACAAGCCTAAAGATGCTAACGTAGTAAAATTAAAGGAATACTTAAAGAAAAAAGAAAATGAGGCATCCGTCAATGGTAATGATACCGCACGCAGATAAAATACAATCAATAGAATTAGTAAAACCAGCAATTGGTGCTTCATTTAGAAGAAACACAATTGGACTTAGTGAGAATAAAGACGGACTCCTACAAGAAGAGCCTGTTGACATACCCAGAAGACACTATAGGGGTGGTTACGTTTCTTACATAAGTGAAGCTGATTCTACAAACCTATACACATATAGCTCTGACTATTCAAACGCAGCACACACAAGAACAGGTACTGTTGTTTTAACAGATGATGTATCTGTGTCTCCTGATGGAAAGTATGAAGCTGGATTATTAAAGCCAAACACAGAGGCTTCTACAGGTAAGTATACTCAGCAAATTATAAACCTTTCAGATATAGGGGATCACACATTTTCTGTATATGTTAAATCTAGCGGTGAACAGTTTATTACTTTAAGAATGTTTAGAAATTCACCCCCATACACATCTTATACTGATACTAAATTTGACTTACTGGATGGTAGTATAGTTTCAGGTACTTTAGGGAGTGCAACTATTGAAGATGCTGGCAATGGGTGGTATAGAGTTACAGTTACTGGTTTAAGTACTGTAGCAGGTGCTCATAGTTTTAGATTGGAATTAGACTCGTCAGGTACGCATGTTGATGATGGTGTTTTATTATGGGGAGGTCAAGTTGAGGCTTCAAGCGTAGCTACGTCTCATATCCCAACGGTTGCAACAACTGAAAATAGAGGTAGTGACGATATATGGATTAGTGACTTTGATGGAGACATACTTAATAACCATTTATCAGTTTACTTCAATTTAAAGATGTTTAAGACAGGTGACGCTTTATCTAAATTTACTCTTGGAGATGGAACATCAGTAAATAAGATTCAAATTACTTCTCAAGCTAATAGCACAGATATAGCTATAAATATAACTAAAGACTCGGACGTATTTTCATACATAGCTGATATTGGAGGATATAGCAATGACGTTAAAGTAATGGTTACGTGTTCAGACAACCTTACAAAGATATATGTTAATGGAGGATTGGAGTTCACAGACTCTAGTACAACTCTTGGCTTTACAGGATTAGACAGAATTATAAACGCAGAGTATGCATATAACGATAATTCAACTAAGTTTAAAGGCTTGATAAATGACATTAGAGTTTACCCTATGGTTTTATCAGATGCTGAAGCTAATTATGTTACAAGTAATTAAAAATAAAAGGACACTTAATTTCTTAGTCGTTATAAGTTTATAATAAATAGAAAAAATGGATTGGAAGTCTACAGCATTAATTAATGCTACTACATTGGGTTTAACGTTAACTCAAATAAGCGAGTCTGTAAAGATAGGAGCTATGATAGTCGGTATTATTTGGACTTTCATACAAATAGCTAATGGAGTAAATCAATTCACAGATAGAAAAGAAAGACTAGCATCTATTAAGAAGGAAAAGAAAAGACGTAAAAAAGAAAGAGATGACAAAAAACTTTGACATAAGTGAATTTCAGTGTAAGTGTGGATGCACTATGCCTAGTGATGTAAAAGAAAACATTAAAGAGCTAGCTGAGAACTTACAAATAGTTAGAGATATATTACAAGAACCTATTAGAGTTAATAGTGCTTACAGGTGTGAAGCTCATAATCAGGATATTGGTGGGGTTTCTAATTCACAGCATGTACTTGGTAAAGCAAGTGACATCGTATTATCTAACCTATCACCAAAAGAAGTTTATACTGCACTAGATAGATTAATGGATGGTTCATTTATAGCTCAAGGAGGACTTGGCAAATACAATACATTTACACATTACGATACAAGAGGGCACGAGGCTCGATGGTAGAACGTTTAATATAGAGGGGTATGTTTAATATAAGGGGGGTAGTTTTAGGTTTGTTAATGTTAACTTCGTTAGCTTCATGTAGAAGTTACGAGTATAACGTCTCAGAACCGCTACAGCCTTACGTTAATGAGTTTTTAGACATACTAGAGGCCAATGATATCAAATTCAAAAAGAAGGACTTCTACGTTGAGTTTAGTGATAATTTGATAGGTACTCCTTTAGCAGGTTATGCAGATGGTATGTATGACAGTAGCGTAGTTAGAGTTTACCTCCTTAGATCCTATTGGAATACTTTAAGTGAAAAACAAAGAAAGATATTAATATATCACGAATTGAGTCACGATATGTTTGACTCTTTACATACTTACGATGTTTTTATTATGCAACCTAAAATGCACAGTAGATTTGTAGCCGAATACATTAATTGGGATTGGGCAGTAAGTGAACTAATTAAATACATTAAAAATGAGCGATAATCCAAAGCTAAGAAAAAATGGTGGAGAAGGTACTGCTGTTGGTAAATTCCTACGTAGCATCAACTTCAAGGATGTAACGAGTGTAATTGCTAGCATAAGTAAAGGAGATATTGCTGGAGCTTTATCAACTATAACTAACAAAGATAACGGAATGTCTGACGCTGAAAGAGAGTTTGCTCTTACGGTAATGAAGTTGGATATTGAAGAAATGAAGTCAGTATCTGAACGATGGGAGTCAGATATGGCTAGTGATTCTTACTTATCAAAAAATGTTAGACCTCTAAGTCTTATATTTCTTACTGTTACTACAGTGGTACTAATATACTTAGATTCTTTTGATTCTACTATAACTGTACCTAATGAGTGGATTGAGTTACTTAAATCTCTATTATTAGGTATATACATAGCTTACTTTGGGTCAAGAGGTCTTGAGAAGTATAAGGCGATTGGAAAGTGACACTAATATACAACTACTAAAACACCAGCCGAAGGCTGATGAGTAGAAGTAATAAGTAATTAAAAAATAATATAACTATCCCTTATACAAGTATACTTCGATAAAGCCGCATTTGTTATGCGGTGTAATATTTAATATAAGAAAAAACGAATATACAAAAAATAAAATGTTTGACACTATAAAAAGTGTTAAAGTTTTGTGAAAAATTACATTCCAATCTGGAATACACCTATCCTGTATACAAATTACTTTTTAACTTTGTGTTTTAATATATATATATCTTAGCTACTCCGTAGGGTAGCATCTAAAGATGCCTTAAAAGATATAATAATTAAATTATCTGAATAAGATAAAGCGAAGTTACAAAAAATATTTGACATATGCAAGTTTATTTACGAAAACTTACGAAAACCATAACTATTTATAATTCATAGCTCAAATACTACTATTTAGTTGTATATTGCAGTAATGTATAACACAGAGAAACATAAACCAGAATACGCTTTTGACTATACAAAGGGTGATGATAGTGAAGGACTAAAGAATTTACTATGGAGTCAGTTCGGCTGCAAGTGTAGCAAGTGCGATGTGAAGAGTGGTAAGAACTTTATGGAGAGATTACCTGTATATGTATTAGATGATATAGCTAGAGAGGAGCGTATTAGGTTTCAAATAGGTTTGGGATATGTATGTAAGCCTAATGCAGACAACTTAATACTAACATCAAAGAACCCTCATAGAGTTGGTTTAGGCGTAAGGGTTAATGTTAAAGACTCTGTAAAAAGATTAAAGTTAATAAGAGGATTAATAATGAGAGGTGTCACTAGAATAGGTGTATATAATGACTATATATATTATGATACTGACAGTTTGAAGGAAATGGGTGTATTTATTAAGAGTTAATATTATTTGTTTTGTTTTGTTTTAAGAGGGGGAGCTAAATTAGTTCCCTTTTTTATGCAATAAAGTTTGGTGGATTGAATTATTTTCCGTATGTTTGTACCATCAACGAGTAATAACAATTTAAAACTATAACAATGGCAAGTAAAACAAAGCAATTTTGGAACACAGGTATAAATCCTATCTTAGGGTATAGATACGAGAGCTTAGGTCAGCAGGCTTACGCTAAAGAATCATTTTATTCACAACACGAAAAAAGCATCTCATTATGTACGAAGTAATATTTCTAGGAGCTGTATTGACAGTAGACGGTGATTATGACAAAGGTAGTAGTCGCTGTAACGCTCTAAACGAAGAGCAAGGGCATTCTTTTGAGACTCACACAGTATTAGCTCAGGAGACAGATATAACAGACATCGTAATGATAGCTGGTGAATTAACAACTATAGACGCTTTAGTCTTAGACAAATATTTTTCTTAATGACATATGACGAAAACAGAGAGAGAGATTTATGGTTTGAATCAGTATCTAAAAAAGTAATAGAATGGAGTGACTTAAAGCCGGATAATAAAGATCTGAAGGATTTAGTAAAAGGGTTATCTATAGTAGGAGCGCATTACATAAAGATGCAAAAGGAACTCAAAGAAATAGAATACTCATACACAAGAAACCAAACAGAACTTAGAGAAACAGTAGATAAATTAGTAACAATATTAAAATAATCGATATGAATAACAAAACACCTAAACAAATAGTAGAGTATGCAAGAGCTAACCCTCATACAGTAGAAGAGGTATTTTCTAATTGCTGTGGATCTGAAGCTAGCAAACTAAGTGATAGCTTATGTGGTAATTGCTTAGAACACGCAGACTTTGGATAAATCTTACATCGACGACTTAGTTAGCAGACTTGTAACATTAGTTAACGACAACTTAATGATGAGAGCTACAATACAGAGGAAGACAGATAGAATATACGATTTAGAAACAATAATTAATAACTATAAAAACAAAGAAAATGAAAGACTTGATAACATTTAAGAACGCACAGATCGAAGCATTACATAATGCATTAACGGAATCAGAGAAGTATGTAACTCAGTTAGAGACATATGTATTTGAATTAACAGATAAAGACTCTCCTGAGGAGTATAAAGCAGTAATTAGAAAGGAAGTATTTAATATCGATAGTAATGAATAAATATGAATCAGAATTAATATTCGACTTAGTTAGTCACAGGTTATTCGACAATGTTGGATATAGTAAACTAACTAATCAACAGAAGGAAGTCGTTAAATTGGAAGTATTAAAACATAAATTAATTTAAAATAAGTTACAAAAAGCTTGCATATATCATTTATATTTCGTATGTTTGCAACTCAGTAACAATAAAACAATTCAATATGACATCATTTCACGACAAAGTAGTTCAGGTGCAGTCTACATTAAAAGCACCAAAGAATCAACGTAATAATTTCGGTAAGTATAACTACCGTTCTTGCGAGGACATTTTAGAAGCAGTAAAGCCTTTACTTAAAGACGTAGGTCTAACACTCATGATTACAGATGAGATTAAAGAAGTAGGTAGCTTAGTATTTGTAGAAGCAAGAGCAGTATTATTTGACTCTGAAGGTCGCATTGAGACAACTGCACAAGCAGGAGTAGACCCTAATCGTAAGGGGATGGATATAGCTCAATCATTCGGATCAAGTAGTTCTTACGCTCGTAAGTATGCGTTAAACGGTTTATTCTTAATTGATGATACCAAAGATGCAGATGCGACAAACAGTCACTCAGATAACCGTAAGTGGCTAAACAAAGGCAGTGCAGAGTTTACTAAGGCTCAGTCATTCGTTCAAGGTGGAGGTAGTATTGCTGACATTGAGAAAAAGTACAAACTTAGTGCAGAAGTAAAAGGTTTATTAGCTTAAACAAAACAATTAACAATTATTAAATAACAATTAAAAAAATTAAATTATGGCAGGATTAATTTCAGTATCAATCAATGTAGCAGACTTACCAAAAGAAAAATTCGTACAAGGTAAGAAAGGAACGTATTATAACTTTACTATTTCAGTGAATGATGATACTAACCAATTTGGACAGAATGTAAGTTTATTCGATTCTCAAACTAAAGAAGAGAGAGAAGCTAAGAAGTCTAAGAATTATATCGGTAACGGTAAAGTTGTATGGACTGATGGTCAAATGACTGTGGCAGAGAGGCAAGAAGAGGCTCCGGCAGCACCTACAGCTCCAGCAGCAGATAGCGGTGACTTACCGTTCTAAATATTAATAGGGAGTGTAAAAGCTCCCTTTTTTTATCCTTATGAGAGAGAGTATAAGATTTGCAGTTAAGATAATTACACTTACTATAGTAGCATTATTATTTAACTACTTAACAAAATAAAAACAAAACAGATGACAGAAAGTGAAACAATAGATAAGATGCTTATGGAACAGATCGAGAACGACTGTTTCGTTGATCTATCAGAGATATTAGAATTGCCTCCTGTTGCTCTTAGCTTTGGAGAATATAAGTATAACTCTAAAACAGGTACTAAAACAGCTCCTGTACCTATTGGAACTTATGGAAACTTCTCATTCATACAAGCTCCGCCAAAATCGATGAAGACCTTCTTTATATCTTTATTGACTTCCGTTTATCTATCTCCTTCTGGGCAGAATAGATTTGGAGGTAAGATTAAAGGTCATAGAGATGACAAGTGTGTTTTACACTTTGATACAGAGCAAGGTAAGTATCATGCACAGAGAGTATTCAAGAGAGTTATAGATATGAATGACGATGCAGACGTTGGTTGCTACCATACGTTTGGTCTTAGAGCTATAGGATATAAGACTAGACTAAAGTTTATAGAGTACTATATGCAGAAGGTAGTTGACGAAGGTAACGAAGTAGGTTTAGTTGTCATAGATGGTATTGCAGATTTAGTATCAGATGTGAATAACTTAGAAGAGTCTAACATGTGTGTTCAAAAAATAATGGAGCTATCATCTAGATTTAACTGTCATATAGTTACAGTGATTCACTCTAACTTTGGGTCCGACAAACCCACAGGTCACCTTGGTAGCTTCTGTGAAAAAAAATGTGAGAGCCAGATAGCACTAGAGAAGAACACAGTCAATGATGGCTGGATAACAGTAAGCTGTAAAAGGTCAAGAGGATTTTCATTTGAGACATTTAGCTTTAAAGTTAATGAGATAGGATTCCCTGTTATTATAGGTGATCTTTATGATCCTTTAGAAGATATACCACATACAAGAGAAACAGTAGTTCAACCTAAACAAAATAAATGGAAAGCAAAGCAACTATCATTTTAACATGTCCTCTTTACGTGGACTTACCTAGAAAGACTAAGAAAGATAAAAGGGTTTATATAAATATGAACTCATATAGAAACCTTCACTTCCTAGTTAATAATCAAGTAAAAAAGATGTACTTAGAGGCTGTTAGAGAGCAGTTAGAAGGCTTAACTATACAAACACCTGTAGAGATAACTTATAAGGTATATAAGAAGACCTCAAGGCGTTTAGATAAAATGAACGTAGTAGCTATAACTTCTAAATATTTACTTGATGCTGTTACAGAGCTAGGTTGTTGGGAGGATGATAACGACGACCATGTGAAGACAGAAGTAATACTACCTACAGAGTTAGACAGAGATAACGGAAGGGTTGAGGTAACTATTAAAACTATTTAAAACTTATAGTGCGAAACCTAGTATTTAGTTGTATATTGTAGTAAATCAAAACAACATATATAAATGAACGCAAAGACACAATTAAGTAAGTTAGCCGGAAAGCACCAAAGATGGGTTGGACTTGTACGTAGTATGGGTTGCAACCCTTCTGTCGTTGAAGACGTAGTACAGGATGCTTATTTGAAGGTTTGGAAGTACTTAGAAAAAGGCAAGAACCTTACTTATGGTGAGGATGATGTTAATGACTTCTATATGTACATGACTCTAAGAAGTGTTTACTTTGATGGTAAAAAGAAAAAGAGTGTTGTAAATAGTGAGGTTAAGGATCAAGAGGTTATGGATAGAGCTATAAACAACTTAGTATCTGAAGAGGTGTCTGATATGGAGTCAATAGCTTTTGAGAATTTAGTGTCTAAGATACAAGAGGAGGTTGCTACATGGGAGTTTTATCATAGAAATGTATTCATAGCTTACTTTACATCTGGATTATCGCTAGACAAGCTATCTAAAGATATAGGGATAGGCAGAAGTAGTTTATATAACTCTATAAAAAAATATAGAGAAGTAATAAGAGAGATGTTTAACGAGGATGCTGAGGATTATTTTAACGGAGATTATCATTTAATTAAAAAATAGAATTATGGAAGAGTTTAAAGGTGACAAAAGAAGTAAAGCTTACAGAGCTTACAAAGCTAAGTTTAATAAGCGACAAGAGAAGGAGTCTAAGGGTCTTGGAGACACTATTGCTAAGATAACTAAGGCTACAGGCATAGATAAGGCGGTTAAGGCTGTAGTTGGAGAGGATTGCGGTTGTGATGAGCGTAAAGAAACTCTCAACAAATTATTTAAGTACACTAATGTAGAGTGTTTAACAGAGTCAGAGTATATAAGGCTTGACAAGTTCTTTAAGACTAACACGTCTACAATAGATTACTTGACTCAGAAGAGTTTATTAAAGATATACAATAGGATATTTAGCAAGAATAAAATGACATCTAACTGTTCAAGTTGTGTTAGAAGGATGGTTACAGACCTAAGAAATGTTTACGAAAACAATTAATTTAAGAAGGGAAGCTAAAATAGTTTCCCTTTTTCTTGTTTATATGAATTATATTTCGTATGTTTGCACAGTCAATAATGACACACAATAACAAAAACAAATTAAAATGAGTAAAAAATCAATTAGTAACAAAGCGTTCTTAGTATTATTATT